AACGCTACAGTTGAGTCTGGAGACAATAATGCTGCTCTCATGGCTATTCGAGGTCTTTACGCTCGTTACAGTTCTGATGGAGGCAAGGCTTTGAATCTTTATCAAGGTGACACTGTCGGTGCTGGAGTTACTCCGTTCACTTCTACCGCACAGGTTACTGAAGCTATGCAAGACGCAAGGTATGGTAAAGACCCTGCGTATCGTGCCCATATTGAGAAGAGACTTTCGGTCTCCTCTATCATTTAAATTTATTTGTTATGTCTGAAACTATCACCTTCATCAAAGATAACTTTGATTCGCTTTTGGGAGCCGCTACTGCTGTAGTTGCTGCTGCGTCTGCGGTCTGTGCTCTTACGCCCACACCATCGGACGATAAGGTTGTAGGCAAGGTCTATAAGATCCTTGAGTGGCTTGCACTGAATGTTGGTAAGGCAAAGCAATAACAGATGCTAAAACTTTTAACAGCCGCCCTTGAAGCCTATGTGGAGACACTGAAGTTCAAGAGGCGGCTTTTTATTTATAAACTAGAAGATGAAATTGATTCCTTGGCTGCTGATGGCAGTCCTTCTGCCAAGCTGCGGCTTGAGCGGTTATCGAAAAGACTCCGCTTTGAAGTCGTCCGCACTTTACGATCCTCCAACAGTAACCCTGAAGGAGAATAAGGTCTATGAGTTTGAGGAAGGCACACTCAGTGGCAGAGGTCAAAAGTTTCACTCGGACTATAGTTATAGACGAGCAATCATAATCGGATCACAGAAATAATAACATGGCTACAAAGAGAAAAGGACTATCCTTGCGTAAGGAGCATAAATCTAAAAGTGGAGGATTATCCGCTAAAGGACGAAGCTACTACAACCGCAAGACAGGTAGTAATCTCAAAGCCCCAGTGACTGAAAGTAAACCCAAAGGTAAACGAGCAGCACGTAAGAAATCTTTTTGTGCGAGAATGAAGGGAGTTAAAGGCCCAATGAAAGACTCTAAGGGTCGCCCTACTCGCAAAGCGTTAGCACTCCGCAAATGGAAGTGCTGACCAAGTAATACTTTTCTCACCATTATACGAAAGCACCTATTGTTTTCGGTGGTGTTAAAAACCAAAGTCATCATAAAAGTTGAGCTTCGGTGTGGCAGAAGATGAGACCCAATACATTGGACAATCAATAACTCGGAACCCATCAGAAACAATTATATTGAAGACATCGAATAACCCCAAAACATAATATACTACTATGGCTAATGGAGCTACTACTCCGTCCCGCTTGGGACAAGTAAATGGTGCTGGCGATGCTTCCGCACTGTTTCTAAAGGTGTTCTCAGGAGAGATCCTGACCACTTTCGAGGAAATGAACGTGATGAAAGACCTTCACACGATTCGCACAATTTCCTCTGGTAAGTCCGCACAGTTCCCTGTGACAGGAATCGCTACTGCTCAGTATCACACCCCAGGTGAGAACATTGCTGATGCAGGTGCTGGTTATCTCAGCACTATCAAACACGCTGAGAAAGTCATCACCATCGATGATGTTCTTGTGGCATCTACGTTCATCGCCAACATCGATGAGCTTAAGAACCACTATGACGTTCGCTCGGTGTATGCCCGTGAACTCGGTAAGGCTTTGGCAAAACGCTTCGACATCGCTACGATGAAGACTCTTGTTGCCGCTTCCCGCACTTCTGCTTCCATCACTGGTAATCCTGACGGCATCTCCGTTGCTGGAACCTTTGCTGGTGCTACCGCAACTGGTGCAGAACTTCAGGCTGAGTTGTTTAGTGCTGCTCAGAAGCTGGACGAGAATGACATCCCCAACGATGGTCAGCGTTTCGCTATCTTGAAGCCAGCCGACTACTACACCCTTCTCGCTTCTGGCGAAGAAGTGATCAACCGAGACTTCGGTGGTCGTGGTGACGTTGCTACTGGTAACATCCCAATGGTTGCTGGTATCCGCATCTTAAAGTCCAACCACCTCGCTGACGTTTCTGTCGCTGAAGCCTCTCAGGATCAGGATGACGACAACGCTTCCAACGATGTGTTTGGTGGTGCTGGCACTGGTTACAATGGTGACCTTTCGGATGTCACTATCATCGGTGGTCACCCTGCTGCTGTAGGCACTGTGAAGCTCCTTGATCTGGCTACTGAGTCGGACTACAAGGTTGAGCTTCAAGGTTCGCTGTTCGTTGCTAAGTATGCAATGGGTCACGGCATCCTTCGTCCTGAAGCTGCGTTTGAGATCCGCAACACCAACTAAACCTCAAAGGGTCGTCCCGTTCTTTTGGATTCGTTCCAAAGGGGCGGGGCGTTCCCTCTTTCTTTTAACACAATTTTCATTTAGACATGGCGACTTTGACTACGAAACTAGAAGCAGTTAACACGATGCTGGGCTACATCACAGAAGCCCCAGTGAACTCCATTGCGGACAGTTCTAGTCTCCCGCCTTCCGCTGCAATCGCAAAGGACATCCTTGATGAGGTCTCAAGAGACGTTCAATCTCAAGGGTGGCATTTTAACACCGCAGAGGATTACAAGCTGGAAGCAAACGTCAGTGGCGAGTTTGTGCTTCCTGACAACACTATGACAGTCGATGCCGTGGATACATCTGTGGATGTTGTCCAACGTGGCACTCGGCTTTTTGACCGCACCAATCAGACCTTTATATTTGAAAAGGACTCGGTGAAGGTTAACATCACTTTCCTTCTGGACTTTGAGGAGCTTCCAGAACGTGCAAGACGCTACATCTCTATTAAGGCTGCAAGAGCACTGAGCAATCGCTTGGTAGGCTCTAGAGAGATTGAAGCCTTAATCCTTAGAGATGAGGTGTTTGCCAAAGCTAGTTTCGAGGATGAGGAGTTCGATGCTTCTGATCGCACCATCTTCAAGAACTACGATGCTTACAGTCGCATTGGTATCAATCGCAACACTAACATCTCTTAAATTTTACTATGGCTAACATCACCACTACTGTCCCTAATCTGATTCAAGGTGTAAGCCAACAACCATCCTCGATCAGATTTGCAGGTCAGTGTGAAGAGCAGATCAACGCTTTTTCTTCTGTTACCAGAGGACTTATCAAGAGACCTCCATGTCGATTAATTAAGAATATTTCCGACATTGCCCGTGAAGGTGACTTTATCTACCACATCAACAGGAGTGCTGATGAGCGATATGTTGCAATCCTAGAGACACGCACAGACCCAAGCAACAACGGGACTCTTCACATCTACAACTTGAATGACGGCACTGAGGCTACCATTAACGGAGCTACAGGAGGAGCGTCTCTCAGTAATGATTATCTAGTCAACACCACTCCTGCGACTTCCTTTAATAAGTTCAAAGGTATTTCGCTCGGAGACAGTTCCTTCTTCCTCAATACTGCTGTTACTGTCGCTAAGACCGCTGATGTGTCTGATGCTCAAGAAACCGCTAAGTCTTTGGTGTTTGTCAAACAAGGCGACTACGAAAAAGACTATACCATCAGGATTTATAAGGAGGGAGAGGATCTTTCTGCTGCTTCGTTTTCTGTAACTTTCGTAAAGAGAAGAGTCTTTCGGACTGATGTGTGGCGAGTGGATACTATCACTCTTGTTTCGGGAGGCACAGGTTACTCGGTTGATGAACCCATAAGTTTGGATTGGGGAGACTACAACTGGAACAGAGGTGCTCCATCCTTTAACTTTGACATCGACAGTTCAACAGGTGCGATAACCTCCGTTTCTATTGTGAGTTCGGGGGAATCAACAAGTTCGCGGGACACCTCTATAGCGTATCCAATCCAAGCCCTTTCTCCTGGTGATGAGGTTACTTATACATCTGGAGCCTCGACTAGCGGGGCTAACGCTGACACCTCAGTGATTTCCGCAGGACTTGTCACTGCTCTCAGGGCTTCTTCGTTAGACGCTGATTACACCTTCAAAGATTATGGGGGTTCCGTTCAGATCCTTAGAAACGACTCAGAAGAATATAGGATTGCTACTATAGACGGCCTTGCCAACGGGGGTTTGGGGGTAGTGCATCGTGAGGTATCGGCTATCACAGACCTACCTTCGATTGCTCCTGATGGATTTACAATCAAGATCAAAGGAGACGCAAGGAGTGAGGACGATGACTACTACGCTCAATTTGAAGCCAACGATGGTCTTTCTTTCGGAGAGGGTGCTTGGGTTGAGACGATAGGTTACGAAGTGAACACTAATGTTGACTCTGACACTCTTCCAGCACAGCTAGTTAACACAGCACTCAACACGTTTACTTTTGAGTCTACTGGCTGGGCAAGGCGAGAGGTAGGTGATGACAACACCAATCCGTTCCCTAGCTTTATAGATAAGACCATCAACAACTTTGTGTTCTTTAAGAACCGCTTGGGGTTCATCTACGAAGACTCTTTGTTCCTTTCAGCAGCTGGCGATCTATTTAATCTCTTTAGATCCACAGTTCGTGAGACATTGGACACTGCTCCTATTGACGCTACAGCTATCGTATCGCGTGTAACAAACCTGCGATCTGCGGCCACGTTCCAAGAGAACCTTGTGTTGTTTGGGGAGCGTGGTCAGTTTGTTGTTAAGGGAGAACCCTTGTCCAACAGCACGATCACCATTGATACTGTTACGTCCTACGATGTGGACACTACTGAAGACCCTGTAGCCCTTGGTTCCTCGGTTTACTTCCCGTTCTCCCGTGGATCTTACTTTGGCATCCAAGAGTTCAGTTTGAACGCTACAACCTCGGTGTATGAGTCCGTAGACATCAGCAACCAAGTTCCTGCTTATATTGAGAAAGGAAGCATTGCTAAGATCACAGGCACTTCCTCGATGGACATGATCCTTGTGACCACTGGGGGAGGAACGATCTACGCCTACAAGTATTACTTCAACGGCAAGGAAAAGGTTCTGAGTTCTTGGGGCAAGCTACAGTTTAGCTTTGATGTCCTAGGCATCGATTTCATCAACAGTTCGCTTTACATCACAGCAGGAAAGAACAATGAGACCCTGCTTCTTGAAATGAACGTGGAGGATCTCAGACTTGAGACAGACACTGTGGGAGGCTTCACTGTCCACCTAGATTGTCTCAAGAAGTTCGACTCCGCTGGAGACACTTTAACGATCCCTGAAGAGCGGGTGATTGATCTTGGTTTTACTCCTAGTGCCACTGATCAAGTCGAGGTTGTTACAGCAAGTGGCAACAAGCTGAGTGTTGTGCGTGTTGAAGGTTCTTCCGCTTTCGTCATGGCAAACAACGAGGCTATGTTCAGTGGCT